GGTATCTGCTGCCAATGCTACCTTTGCTGGCGGAGCGATAACTGGTTCAGGATTACTATGGTCTCAGTATGCTGTGGCTGCAGCTCCTGCTGGAGCTAACGGATCTGGTGGAATGGATTTTACAGGATCGCTTTTTGGTAGCTCTACCAAAACGGCCTTGATCGGAACTGGTGGACTCGGTGGAGGAAGTGTTAGTGGTACATCTGTAACAGCTGGTGCTGGCGGTAATGGAGGACCTGGGTGTGGCGGCGGAGGTGGTGGAGGTGCCAATGGTACTACCGTTACCGGCGGTGCTGGTGGACGTGGCGGAGACGGATTAGTAATATTTGTATTTATTTAAAGGTTTAGTATGTTAGGCACAATAATAAGCGGGGCTTTTGGATTAGTCTCAGAAGGAGTTAAAGGATTCTTTGGCGTAAAACAGAGACAGGCTGATTTATTTGACCATGGGATTCAGGCGTTCAGCGATGCAAACAACTCGGCTGCGTCAAGAGAGCAAGCCATTGCCACAGTCTTATCTTCAGAAATGTCTAGTGGTTATTGGTTAGCAGCAGTGTGGCGTCCATTAATTATGGTAGTAATAGCTGGATTAGTAACCGCCTATTTTTTTGGATATACTACGCCAAATCTTCTTATGCCAATGCCAGAAAATTCTTTAATCGGAGAATTATTTGAAATATTAAAAATTGGTATTATGGGGTACATGCCTTTAAGATCAATTGAAAAAATTGCAACTCAAGTAAATTTAGGACGAATTATAAATAAAATCCTCGATAAAAAAGCTGGGTAGAAAAAAATTATCTTCTACAATCAACGTATAGCAACAAATAACCCTTTCTAGATGATGTAAGTCCAGAAAGGGTCTTTGTTATTAAAAAGGGGCTTAAAATGCAACTATTACGATTTCCTTAATATTTCTAATAATTGAGTGTCATTATAGGCAAATTGTATTCTTTTTACATCAGTTTCTTTAATTACTCTTAGTTTTTCTAAGCCATCTAGTAAATCACGCATTACTTTTACAAAACTGTGCGTTACAAGCGGAACTTCATCATAAATAATTATTGGTTTAGCCTCGACATTTAGTTGTTGTAGTGTTAATACCTCGAACATTTCATCCAGTGTCCCAAAACCCCCAGGTAGTATTACATAGGCGTCTGCTTGTTGACTCATTAGTCGTTTTCTTTTAGACATGTTATGAGCAGTTACTTTAGCAAATTTCTTTGACCCAGCTTCTACTTCTAAACACTCTACGGATACACCGCTTAAGAGGCCTTCATCCACCCCTGCGACACCCCGTGCCAAAGCCCCCATAAGCCCAACCTCTCCACCACCATAGACTACATTGTACTCATTTCTGGCTAAAAAGTTTCCTATTGAATACGCCATGTTCATATATTCTATAGCAACATTATTTGAGGCACTACAAAATACAGCTACGGATTTTATCATTTTCTCCTCCGTGGAAATTGTGTTGGATCGTAGCGCGAGTCATCATATACTAATTCATACTCATCTACAACCGTTCTAGTTACATCATCATAACAACTTTGCAAATCTGTGTAAGTTGCTGTACCTTCCCATACATTACCATTAAGCTGTTCCGTAGAAAGTACTCCAAAGGCTTCCTCTACCGCATTTTGTATGCTTGAGTCTGGTTTGGTTTTTAGCGCCATTGCTAGAGTTAGCGAAGTTGCTGCATGTGCTAGGTGACTTAGTCCTGATTCTTCATCAGTATCATTACCATTTAAGTACTTATATACATGGCGCAAAGTTGCTTCTAAAAATTCTTTTTCAGGCACATCTTTCCAACAGGTGTCATCTCCATATTTGTTTACCCCAAACTCCCGAACTTTAGCAATTTGTTCAAGTGCTGTGTATGGTATTAAACTTAATTTAGGTTTTCCTTTTGTATCTTTAGCTGACATATTACCCCCTGAATCCTAATCTGTATGCTTCAAAAAGAATGGAGCCATCTTCATTCTCATTTATATATTCTGCATTTTCGTATGTTGTTTTTGTGGCTACATAATTAAATGCTCGATCAAATAATTTTCTAACTTCGATTTCAATTGTAAGGTCATCTGCATCTTTATCTACTAGATTAGCTATATAGTTACCAAAGTATTTAAACATTTCTTCGTTTGTCATGTTAACCTCCAAATCCAGATTCGTATGCTTCTCGTAAAACCTCATCTTTACCGTATTCATACTCTAAGTTTATTGCATAATCTATGTTAGTGCGTTCTACTAAATAGAAAAAAGCTTTGTTATATATTTCTTTTGTTATATCAGTCATTCTACTACCTCCTTATTATTATATGACACTGATCCACAATTATTGCATCTGTAGTACTGTACTTTTCGTGTCTTTAACACTTTTGTTCCGTCCTTCACCAAATTCTTACCACCACAGCAATTACATATTAAGTCATGTGTTTTACCAAATAATGACCTATTTATTTTTGTTTCTACATATGGTAATAACTTTTTAAAAATAGCCTCAAGTAAATCGACATCTTGTTTATTGTAGGCTAACATTTTTTTAAGAGCCTTTAGATCTCCTTTTGCACAGTCTACCCAATAGCTGTAGTTCATTGGCATCTTCCCGCCAAGGCCTAAGAGCTTACCTATATAATCCAGTCTGTTAGCATTTAAATTAAAATGTTTTTTAACTAATTTGTAAGTATCTATTTGTGCTGGCATTTTAATTGGGGGTAATTCATTAATTAAAACACGTGCTTGCAAAAATTTGTTGTCAAACTTATCTGAATAATGTCCAACTATATAATCGGCTTCGTTTACAATCTTACTAAAAGCTTCAAGTAATGCCTTGTCATCATGAGGATTAAATGAATCCCCATCTTTTACGCAATCTGCTATGGATAAACCTTTTGCTTTACCCTTGTCCCCTAAGAATTTATATGCAATAGTAAGAATTGACTTTTCTTTTACAATAAAGTTAGGATTGATAGGATCATAAAGACTGAAGAAAAAACCTTCATTCATTAGTGTTTCTATATCGTAGAGTAATATTTTAGGGGCTTTTGTCATTTGTATCTCCTGTTTATAATTAAATTATAACATACTTAGGCAGTATGTCAATTAAAAATCACCTTTTACTTTTATTTTCGCTTCAACTAATTTGCAACCATTTGTACAAGAGAAGCCTATTGTTTTACCCAAGGATCCTTGCCTACTTTTTACCACTTCTATTACGAAAGTTCCAGGTGTATTATCGTAATAGTCTACTTCAATCTTATTCTTTTTATCATCCGGATCTGCCTCTAGTTTAAATGTTCCGGTAACTCTTGCTGACTCTTTGTTCCACACTTTTAAAATTAATGCTGCTGTAAAGCTTATATCTTTACTTTCGCGAGCTTGATCTTGATAAGGGGTTTCTCCAGACGTAAGTTGTGAGCCACCCATAACTATCATTTTTAATTCGTTTGCTAACTGTCTAAACTTTTCTACCACATTTTTAATTTCAAGATATCTTTCTTGGCGATATTTGTTAATCGGAACTAACTGTATATAGTCGATAAATATTATTACTTTCTTACCAATTTTATGAAGGAATCGTAGTGTATCTTCTAATTCATCTAAGCCAACATCTTGGTCTGTTATAAATAGTTGGTTAGATTTAATATAGCTATTGACTTCTGCTACTTCTGGTAGTTCTCCTTTTTGTATTTTTTGTTTATAGATTAAATCATCTTTGTACCCTACATCATCAAACTTAGTACCATTTAAAGTTTTAATTAACCTTAAAATGATATCTTCGTTTGGCATTTCATAGGATAGATACACACACGCTGTATTGGTTTGGCGAAGTAAGTTAGCCATCACATTAATCATAAACAATGATTTACCGTGGTTTGTTCTACCTGGTATAATAACTAGGCCATGTGTAGGTAGCTTTACAAACTCATCCATTCCTTTCCAGCCCAAACTTAGACCTTCCTCAATGTTTGAAAACAAGCTTTCAATTGTAGGTTCTTCAATTACACCACGTAATATTGGTTTTCCTATATCAATCCTGTTTTGGTATAGCTCTATGATAGTGTCCATAGGAATATTATCAGCTAAATCTGCTTTGTCAGGTAAACTGCTGACATTAATTATGGACATGCTGTGAGACTTTACAAGATCGGCAACTTTGTTCATGGCGGCGACACCCACCTCATCGTTGTCTGGCCACAGTATAACTGTTCTACCATTTAAAATTGACCAGTCTTGTGATTGAACATTAGTTGCACCTCCCTGCCAAGACACCACGTCAGCTTTTGTAAATATCTTTGCTGCTGCATCCGCGGCTTTCTCTCCTTCAACTACAATAACCGGACGGTCATCTGTATGTAGGAATTCCGATCGATATAGTTGTAAGTTTGGTACAGTTGATAGTATCCACTCAGTTCCATCCCAGATCATCGGACGTATCCATTTTTCTTTTTTGTCACCTTTTCTAACTACATACATCATATGTACCCCATTAACATAATAGGGGTAATACGTATAGCTTGTATCAGTAAAAGGAACAACACCTGGTGGGATAGGCTTAGGGTTATTTAAATTTTTATCCATTCCTTTATCCTCCTCAATTATCGGTTCACGTTTTAATTCTTCCCATCCACAGTGAAAGCAACGATAGCTTGTACCTAGTTCTGTTGTGTAAACAGAGCATGTAACTAAATGGCTTTTCTTTCTAGAGTCGGCACACTTAGGGCACTTTATCAATGATTTACTACGAATTAAGCTCATCTTGTAATCTCATCACTAGTTCAAGTAAAATACTAATATCTGCCTTTATCAATTCTATGACTTCAGGAGAGTCTTCAGCAACGGCTAGACTATCATGGAGGAGCATAATTAGCATGTCTACCTCATGTAGTCTGGACTGAATATGTCTAATATCTTTTATCATAATTACCTCTTTGTATTACGAAAGTATTTTGTATATACTCCTGTATCCACGCGATTTATTGAGGTAGATAGTAACTCTATAACGCCCATATAATCTTCAATGTGTTTATATACAACTTCCTCGTTAAATGTTCTACAGCTATATACATCTAGCATAAGTAAGCCTGTTTCATCCCAACAGTGAAATGCGATATGTGATGTTGCCAGATTAATTGATCCGGTAAATCCTTCGTTACCTAAATCGGTTACATAGGTAGCTTGTGGTTTTGTTACAGGAACCATGCCGATTTTTCTAACTAGTGTTTCTAAAAAATCTAAAGCATCTTCTTGCTTTGTCATTGGGGAAATGATTGTAGCGTTAATTAGAAGATGTTGGTGTATTGGTTTAAATTTGTCCATTTGCTTCTCCTTTTGGTTATCTCTTAACTTATATCATAACATCCCTAGGATATAAGTCAACAATTATTTTAGTGTATTTCTGCCCACGTAGCACCAATTCGTGCATCTGCATCTAAGATACATTTAAAATTAAAATCTAATCCCGCCTTCCGTATAGATTCTTTCAGTTGCTCTGCCACATCTTCAGCTATTTCTGATCTGCATTCTACCACCATCTCATCATGAACATTGCAAACATAATTATAATCTCTTCCTATTCTGTACCCTTTCGAGTGCATAAGTAGGTACGAGTTTACAAGAGCTTGCTTCATTATTATAGCCCCTGCTGATTGAATAAGTAAATTCAAAGCAGAGTATTCTTTACGTGGATGTAATGGTCGTCCATCTAATCCATTTAAATAGCCTCTCCCATTAAACACTTTCTTTATATCACTTACTAATTCACTGTATCCCGTTAAAGAATCGGCAATCTGACTTCTTATATAGCGGCCCGCTTTCATCTGCTCCGTTTCTTTGTAAGAAGATTTTCCCATGTCGCCCATTGCTAACTTACCTAGCTTCATATCACCAGCACCATATATAAGTGCGTATAAGATACCTTTGGCGGAGTCACGTTTATTTAATCCTAGTAGGCCTTGATTGTATGTATGGAGATCTCCGGTAGCAGCTATATCCGCAAAGAGACCCCCGTCATACGCAGCTAAGTAGTGGCCAAGTACGCGTGATTCAAGAGAGGCCGCATCACAGTCAACTAGTTTCCACCCAGTTTCTGTTATCCAAACGTTTCGCATACGAAGATCCTTCTTATCAATCTGAGCCATATTTGGATGTGAGTGGGTTGCGCGCCCTGTGTTTGCACCATTGGTTATTACATCTCCATGAACCCTACCAGTTATAGGGTTAAGGCATTTTAACCAGCCATAGTCCCCATCTTTTATCATCCCCATCATTTTTTGTAAGCGAAACATTCTAGCAATTCTGATTGCACCATCAATTTTTACTGTTGCTAAAACCGTCTCGTCAATCTTAGCCTGACCCTTTTCTGTAAACACGGTAGGGGTCCAGCCTAAAGATTTTAAGTAATCTACTATCTGCTGTCTGCTTGTTGGGTTTGGTTTATCAAACCTAAATTCCTTTATTACTAACTTTCCTCGAGACTCATAGGTATATGTAGTAGCTGTCTCTTCTCTCAGTAGTCCACGCTTTAGAATACTTTTATAGTGCGTAGTATCTTTTATTGGAGGCATAACCTCTACCATATGATCATAAATCTCTTCAAACTCTTCGTGTAAATTTTTATGTAATTCTTCAGCTTCACTTACGTTAATCTTAAATCCAGCAAGAATTTGTAGGGTTATTAGGTATGCATAGCGATGCTCTAAGGTAATATAAGTTGAATTTAAATCTATCTCTGACATAAATCGGTCGCGTAATGCTACGGATACGTTAACGTCTTGTTTACAGTAGTCAACCATCTCATCTGAGTACTGACTAAAATCTGTAAAATCTAGTTTTACTGTTCCTAAGCGAGTTGCCCACGCCCCTAAGCTGTGCCCACCCTCCCGATCGGGTTGCTGTACTCTGCTAATTAGTAAGGTATCCATTACTTTATTTGGGTTATATGTTATACCATAAAGCTTGTTAAGGAGTGGTAAGTCATACATTAAGATATTGTGACCTACAATTTTATCTGCTTCGGCAAACATATCATTGATAACTTGTATTGAGTCCTCGTCTTCAAAAGGTTTAAAGACGTGCTGTCCATCGGAATCAGCAATTACAACGCACCATACTGTTGTGGCCGTTAGTAAAAGCCCGTCTGCCTCAATATCTATTGTTATGATGTTTGTCATATTACCATCCTCGATTATATTTATCAATGTGGTTATTCTCTAGCCAATATAGTATGACTACGACTATTACTATTTCTAGACAACCGCCCCCGAGAAAGGAGGTAACGAGGGCGATTGTTAGAACACCTAGAATTTTAGAAGCCAAATGGGTCATCTCTTTTTACCGTTGGTTTTACTGGTTGTTTTGCTTGTACTCTACCCATAGCAGACTCTCCGTCATCATCTACGTCAGCTGGAACACCTACAATAGCCTGTAAGCCATAGCGTTTAGCGTACGTTATTGCACTACCTAAAGCTTGTGGGTCACGTTCCTTAGCCACTACTACTGGTGTTATACCAGATATATACTCCCCACTTTCATGAAGAAGCATTGTCTGAACACCTTCTTCGACAACTACTTGTAAGAAGGCGATCCCATGTTTGTTTAGTGCAGGCTTCACTGCGTCAATAACTGCAGGAAGGTCCGCATACTTTGACTTAAAGAATGGGTTGCTAGAATCTTTCGCCGCAAATTTGATTTCTGATTGTGCTTTAACTAAAGCAGCAGCCAATTTTCCTAATGTTTCTGAGTGTCTCATACTATTCCTCGCTCTTTGATTTTAATTTAACGTCTGTAAGGATTACATGTTTATCGCCATCTTCATCATACGTAACCGTAAACTCGTATGCTCCGTCTATAATCTTTTCTACTATTGTTCCTGTGCATTTTTTCATTTTTATCTCCATATTAAGTTATAAGTTAATCATACCATCATTAGCTAGTAAGTCAAGAGAAATCGAAAGGTATCATAATGTGTAACCTTTTTGTTTAAATAACTAGCATAGGATAGATCTCGGTAATTATTAATAATATCAACTCCTGTAAGCCAGACATCTTTTCCAGAAAGATAGTCCTCTAAATGTTTTCCAAGTGCTCTAGCTCCACGGCCTTCATTTAAAAAAGCTTTGTTAAAAACTATATTATATTCAGGATCAATAACCACATGTCCTTCGTAATAACCTAGTCTAGGAACATGTATAACAGAAGTTGCAGTAGGCGCCATTTGTAGATAAGTGCCTGAAAGCATGATAAATGCCCCTGCTGAATGTGCATATCGCTCTACAATCATTGTTGTTGTTTTTGTATGCGCATCTAAAAACAATATTATGTCAATGGCAGAATTAACCAGTCCACCATCAGTTTCAATTTTAACACACACGTTGTTTTTGTCTGCCAAGGCTTCGTACTGTGTTTGAACACTAAAAACCATAGCTGGGTCAATATCCCCTTTTATTATTATACATCCTTGGGTTTTTCCAGTATATACAGGCTGGGAAAAGAACACTCCAGTAAGTACTAATAAACCGGTTCCTATAATAGCCAGATTTGCTAAAATTACTTTATTCATAATGACCTCGTACTAATTCAGTTGCTCTATTTAATACATCAACATAGCTTAAACCCGTATGGTCACAGATATATTCTAATGTTTCGCCCGCAAAAAACTCTTCGGCGTCTTTACGAATTTTGTCTGATGGTGCCATTAGGTCAAGCATTGCTTGTAAAATCACGGCAATCCATAGACGTTGCATTGAATCTTCGTATTCAGGACTGCGTAGTAAACCTATTCGTAGAGAATTCATTGCATGTTGTATGTCTTCAGCTACTCTTTTTTCTTTTTTTCTCATATGTCCCCGTTTACAATGTGTTACTCAGTATGCTATACTTTAATATTAACATAGGTGTATGATATGTCAACAGATTTTTTTAAGCGTAGTCGTTTTAATAACAAAAAGGTTACAAGACGTGGTAGGACCTATGATTCAAAAGCTGAGGCCTCCTATGCCGACACCCTACTATCAATGGCCCGAGTTGGTAAAATAAAAGAAGTGAGGGAACAAGTTAGATATCCACTACCAAACATGGATGGTGAAATGCGAATGGCCTACATTGCTGACTTTGTTGTAATAAATAATAGCGGGGAAGAGTTTATTATAGATGTTAAAGGATTATTAACTCCGGAAATGAAAGTTAAACTCTCTTATTTTCAATACTATTATAAAAAGAAAGTGCACCTAGTATTTACAACTGGCGCACATGCATATCGAACAGAATTTTTGTTATAATCTCTACTGATCAGAAGCCGTAGTTTTTACAGGCATTTCTTTTATAATAAAGCTAGGCAATACATACTTTGTATCTATAATATCTAGATATTCCAATGCTTCTGATTTGGTTATTTCAATAAGATTACCTGTGCCATGATGCTCTTTAAAATATAGGTAGTCTTCATGGTCAAGACCGGGAATCGTATACGAAAGTAACGGGTGGTGACGACCAACTTTACTTTTTACACATAATTTAACGCTAAAATCTAATGCCTGTAAATAAAATTTCATCTTGATCTCCTACGATTTAATTAATGTTACGTTACTATACAACTGTTTTTGGATTACTGCTTTGTAAGCAGGTTTTACTTTAAATTCTTTGTTTTCTTTTATGCAATTCCAAAATCTATTGACTTCTTCAACCATAAGATCCTGTATTTCTTTATTAGGTTTGATATAATAAACGACTAACGGGGAAGGTGAGTCAAGACCTAAGCAAGCCAGAAGACCACCACAATAACCGGTTACAGCGATCTGTGCATAAACTTGCATTACATAATAAGCTGGTGCTTGCTCATACCACGACATTATTTTACCCCGCGTAGTCTTTGCCTCAACTACGTACATCTTACCTTCTTTTTCTACATACCCATCTAGACTGGCTGATAATTTACATTCGTCATGAATCATCATTACAACTTCTCCATTACCTGGTTGTTCAGCTGCAATACCTTCTAAGTATAAAGCCTGAAACACCGCTGGTTCATAGATTCTTCCTTCTCTCATATATATGTTATCCGCTATGACTTCGGGAACTAATTTTGATTTATAAACCTTATTAGCTGATTTGTAAGGGTTCAAGCCAAATAGGCTGGCAATATCTGTAGCCGTAACATGATCCATACGCACACGCAACCATTCAGGACTACCATTTTTAAAAGTTAATTTTTTCATTCGGTATCCTCATCATTGTTATCGGTAGGTTGGTGTGTTACAGTTTTCATTTTTTTAATTGAAGGTAAGTTTGTTTGTAATACTATTTGTGTAGGTTTTTCTTCGATTTTAGTTTCTATAGATGCCTTACGTGGAGTCTGATAAACACTTAATTCTTTTGCAAGTTTGAGAGCTACATCCAATGTTATCCCTAATTCCCTACCATTTTTTAAAACTAATTGTTGGAACTTTACTGCATCCCCGTCTGCCAAATCAAATATTTCGTCTAGAGTCGCTTGTTTTACTGCAGCTATCTTTTTTGATGGTGGTCGCCCAGCTGGATTTCCTGATACACCTTTTACGAATTTTCCATTATTACGAATTGCATCCATCTCTCTTATTTCAGCAATTGTTATTGCATTCTCTTCGGGTTCAAACCTGAGGTCACTCCCTTTATCTTTATTCTGATCTTTAGTAATTATTTGAAGATTGTTTGGATGATGTAAACCACAAACTAGTGGATTACTTAAAGGTATTATATGATCTACTTCATATTCGGTACCATTAGTTGCAGACATGTGCTTTGCCAGCTCATAAAATTTATTTATGTCGGCGAAATCTTGTGGTGTCATCCACGGAGGGGTTGCTGTTTTTAGCGTGTCCCTCCGCTTTTGACAGTGTTTTTTATTTGTGTCTGTTGTTCTTTTATTTGCCATATTAGTGTTTCATAAAACGTTTAACTGCTAACATATGTAGTGCTTTGAAAACAAGAAGTGGGGAAATTGCCATCACAACTATGTACGCACTTACTGCTAAAAATTCTAACATAACTACTCCGGTTTGTGTTGTCTATACTTTAATAGTACCACATCTATCTACATTGTCAATATTTATTTGTCATCATCAATAGGTGTTCCCATACCATCATAGTCTAGTACATAATAAAGTAACTCTTCATGTATAGATTGATATATACTTTCTATAAGATCAGCTGAATTCTTAGTTTTACGCAATCTTGATATATCTTGTATTGCATTTAAAGCTAAGTGGTACATATCTAAGATAATTTCATCTTGTTTATTTTCAGGTAGAAATTTTGAGACATCCTTATGCGTAAAGACTGGTGATGCTACAGGGCCTGCTGCTGGTAGCGCCTTAGGTTCTTGTGGGATATTAAGGTGTTGCTTTAATTTTTCTTCATCAATAACTCTGTGACCGTTAACACGTTCAGGCATAGTACGTAATAAATCTAAAAGGTGCTCTGGCGACACCCCAGTGATGGAGGAGTTGGAATCATAGCCCTCAACTTTTCCATTTTCTTCGTTTATTAAACATATCTTAATTGAGTATATGTCACGCCCTTTTACTTTAGTTTTAAATAATCGATACTGTTTATTTAAGATTGTCATGTTTCAAATCCTCGATTATAAATTGAAGAGTATTAATTAAATGTTCTAAATTATCTGTTCGTAGATAGTTATCTAGGGTTCTTTCCAATACTTCGAGTAGAAAATCATTGTCCATTAGAATCCTATTGTTTTTTATTACTTTATGGCGGCGTTTCATATAGGTAAGTAATGTGGGGCTACCTGCCCCGTTGTTATTAGAAAGGTAAACCTGAATCTACTATATTTGGTTTATTACTTTTTGTATAAGTCTTTTGACTTGTCGTAGTACTTTTTTTATTATTGTCTTCATCTTGAACCACCTCTAGGTTAAATGCTTTATATTGTTGTCCTGTTTTTGTTTCACCAACATGTGTGTGGCCGAATACTGGAACTACCAGGTCTCCGTCCCCATTTAAAAATCCTGCTATGTCAGCTTGTTTTATAGTAATAGTACCTTTAAGGTAGGTCTTACCAGATTCTTTAGCTTGATTAATAAATAGTCTTGATATAAATTTTCTTTCCATTGTATGTTTTTCCTCCGTATTACAATGCTTTATTTAAGTCTAGAAGTACATCCTAGCTCTTAAATGCTCTTCGCAAACTGATTTTAAAGCTCGTGCTCCGACCTTTAATTTCATTGCTTTATCTACTATATCCCAGATTTCAGATTCAGTCAAGGACAAATTTACACTAGCCAATTTTCCCATGTGGGCATATTGTTTAACTAAACTGTCGACGGGTTTGGTCATGATATTATAGAAATCTTCGCGTGTTAAATCAGACAATAATTCTATTTGTCCCATGCGCCCAACTAATTCTCTACTTAATCCGTACTTAACTAGATCTTCTTGTTCTATTTTAATTGATTCATCCGTGCTTTCATTAGAATAATCAGCAAATCCCATTGATTTTTTATTTACACCTACCTGACTACGCTTTTCTTCAAGAAGCATGGAGAAAGCCCCACCAAAGATCCATAGGATGTTACGTGTGCTAATAAAACTACCCCCTTCTTTTACTCTATCAAGATGGTCAGTCATCATTCTCTCATCTTGACCCTCAATAAGTTTTAAAAGTTGAGATTGTACCTTGGTCGAGTTTACACCTGAAGAATCAGACCCTGCTGCTATTTTATCTATCTCATCTAGAAAGATAATCATACGACCAAACTCTTCTTCATTATTGTTGCATAATTCCATCGCTTCTTTGAGTATAGACTCCGTGTCACGACCTACATAACCAGAAGAAGTAAAGCTCGAAATATCTACAATCAATACTTTTCTATTTAAAATACGTCCTAGTGTTTCAACTAAAAATGTTTTACCACTTCCTGAAGATCCAATTAAAACTAAGTTACTTTTCTTTAGTTCAAATTCTATCTTGTGAGCTGGTTGTTTATTATGCGTACAAATAAGAGCATGGTAACAGATTGTAGTAGCTAATGCTTTCTTTGCTTTTTCCTGACCAATAACATAATTGTCGAGTTTTTTAACAATATCGGAAGGAGCTAGGATGGGTTCAAATGTAGGCTCAAGAGTGAAACCTCCATTTGTAAGTACGTCTTTTAAATTTTCACTCATTACATACCTCTCAAATTCTCAAAATATTCTTTAAGGAGTCTTGCTGAATTATTATTTGAGGTGTGATACTCCGAGTGAAAGTCACTCGCAAAGATTGTTGCCTCAATAAATCTTCTTTCCACTAATCCTTTAACTACTTTTCCACCTGCATAGACCCACTTCTTAAATTCATTATGCGCCCCTTTCATATCATTTGCAAGCACTTTTTTAAATAATGTCGAATTTTTTAGTGCATTTAATCCAAGATTGAAGGCAAATAATACTAATGCATCAAATTGAGATTGAGTAATGTAGATGTTTGCTGATTCTACCCAATCTAGTACTGATTCCTCAAATATCTTTAGATCTAAGTCTAATAATCTGTCTACTTGGTCCATTGTTAAGCTTTTAACCATTAATGGAGGCATTCCAGTCACTGCTGTAAGATTTTTATCTGTTGGGGTAAGGATTAAGTGCCCCACACCAATTGTACGTTTACCTACGACATCTCTGTATACTTGTAGCTCAACGCCTTCTAGTTCTTTTAAAAGTTGCTCTGCTGCGTGACTAATCATACTAAACCTCATAATCGTATACGATGTTGCGGGAAACTTTAATTTCTAAATGTCCCATTAAAGCTACAAAATTATCAAAAGCAAATGGTCGTTTGTTGGTTAAGCACTCAAGAAGGACTTCCTCCGGGATTCCGAGCTCCTGCGACACCCCAGCAATGCTATGGTATGTTGTAATATAGGATTTTAATTGACGCAGAAAAGATACATATGCTTTGGTTGAAACTATTTTATTCATTCTATTAATATGTTCTACTCGTTGCATAAGATACCTCAGATTATATTTTAATAATAACATGATCTAAATTATAAGTCAACTATAAAGATGGTATATAAATGAATAAGAGTAGAATTATACTATAGTTAATTCTTTTACTCTAATCAGAATAGACTATCTTTACTTCTATACCATCTATATAACTCTTATACATCTTTATATCTATACTATAGTCTACTAGTATAATTAGGTATAGAGTATAACTATAGTATAATAGAGTTAGAGGGTAGCATACTTTTATAATAAGTCAATAAAAATTATTTAGTATAAATTAAACACTGTTTAAAAATAATAGTTGCATATATGTGTGGTTATGGTACTATTAAATTATGGGAACGATCTTAGATCATTGGTTTTATCCTCCCAAGCTGTAAAGAAAGTTAGAACAGCGCATGAGGTTATCCTCACCTGACTCCCCCTACCAGAAGGGCAACAGGAGACGCCAAGTTGAACTGCACCTATAACGAATACAAGCCCCTTGACAAAATGTCGGGGGCTTTATTTTTGTAAAATAGTTGTTGACATTGTGTATGTATATGGTATGATTAAATTAAGGGAAACAAATAGAGTAATTAAAATGACCTTCTCACTACTTGCATTAGTTGCAGTTATAGCTTACTTTACAATTGGTATGGTAGCTTTAATATCCGAGATTGGTAGAGCCGAGAGCGCTATCCAAGCTAAAAAAGACAAAATTAAACAAAAAACTGGATTTGATATAGACCGGTAGGCAGGTTACAATGGCAGACAATATGACACCATCAGAATTCTTCGATTACAATACACTAGATACACTAGTGTATGCTGATACTCCAAGATTCTTTAGCTTGATCCAATACAAGAATGGGTTAGGTGACTATGCTGTAAGAGTATTTGGTGAGGGTACGCGTTACTCTATACCAGATCTAATAGCTGAAAAACCATCACGCTATCAATATGATTCTACTACTGGTTATGTATTTTTATGTACAGACCTATATGTTAGCAGATTGTTTGACATACGTGATGCAGATGACAGACAGATGGCAATTGATTCTGCTATAGTGGACCTAACACGAGGTGATTACTATACCACAGTGGAGAATGAGCTAATAATATTCGAGGAAGATATCTTTCATGATAATATAAAAGACATAGTAGTTACGCAAGTAGAAGATAGCATATATAGAGGAGATTACGAATGATTATAAACAATGAACATGATTACTATAATGCAGCTGATTTGATTATACGAATTCGGGAATCGGATCTGGATGACGATCATAAAATAGAATTATGCCTTGTTGTATTAAAGGCAATGGAGTATTACCTTGAAATAGGAGGCACAATATGATAAGTAAAATATTAACAATAACATTAGCAATAACTTTCTGTTTAACTTACATCAACTTCACTGTCCAGGTAATTAAACATCTACCACAAGAGAGTAAAGAGATACTTATAGCTGTTGCACGAGGTTTGAAATGACACAAATGGAACGTTTAATTGATGAAATATGTATCAAGATAGGTATAGAACATCTACCAATAGGCTCACTTGAATTACGCACTGTAGATACACATCTACTGGCCATTATTACAGGAAAAGGGCTACAAGGATGCTCCCTACTATGGGAAGATGCACTTACTGTACCCGTAAAGGTGATAGTTAAAGACATCAGAACACATCTAGAACAATACGTATACTCAGGAGCTGGTAGGATATGATACCCTTCTTATACACTTACCTTATACTAATGATAATAACCCTAATTTGGATGATACATCATGACTAGAAAGATAGAAAACCCACCAATTACATACACAGTTAGTGGCTTTGCAGTTAAGGGCCGTAAGTACAAGACTAACTTAGTTGAACGTGGTATATTTAATCCAATACCCGTTAAACTCCATGTGACTGACGCTGATGCACCTATATTCCTATCTGAATCTAAGAAGATAGAGTATGGTATTCATAGAGTTATAACCAACCAACTACATCATGAAGATTATATATGGATTGTAGATAATAAGACTAATCCATTGGCTGATGACCGAGCTTTCTTGACTAATGAGATGGTTGCATTACGTATACTTAACAATGATATGAGGTTGTAATGTTAGAGAAAGACCAACTATTTGTACTCAAAGGTGATATAGATAAGTATTATCGAGTAGTAAAGACAGTACACGAAGCTAGACTTAAACCATGGCGTTATAGTAGTACGGGTGAGATGGTAGCAGACTTATTAAAGAGGAAGTATATTGAACCTATAAGTGTATTACGATTCTATAGTAACGATATGCCATCATTCACATGGCTAGAGTTATAGGTAATAACAGTGTAAGAAACAGTAAGTGATATCAGTAGTAGTGTAATGGATTCGGGTAGACTTAGAACTACCCTTATCTATGTGTACATATAGCTAGAGGTCAGGTAATACCTGGCTTGTAACTAACTCTATGACATTGTAGTCTAGGATAGTATACTCCTATCCTCAAACATTAGTATAACCCCCTCCTGCGGAAACAGTGTCCATTCTACGCGGAGTTTGAAGGGGGATACCCCCGGGAATCTGGCCACCCACCCCGTGCACTATGTGATGGAACCTACACACAAGTATAATATTTTAGATTTTCCCTGTAATTTCATTCTAATGGCCTTTTTAGAAGCATCTAATAAAAAAGGCTAGATTATCATATCCAGCCTCTAGTTTCATTCTGTACGTGCATCCTATTCAATTTCTTGCACTATCTCACAATTCTCTACTACTTCTACTAAATTCTTTAAATTGTACACCAAGTCATCTTTATCAGCGTTTTGCTCATAATCTTCTAATATTAAATGTAGTGCGGAAAGCACCTGGTAGTCATATACTTTATTACTCATTTACTTACCCAATTTATTTATCATGTGATTAATATAAGCTAGATCTTTATAATATTGCTCAATCTCTTTTTTATTCTGAGCTTTAATCTGCCTATTCTTTTTAGAGTTAAGTAGCCCTGTCATCTTAGCATGATGCATATTGGCTTTGTGAGTAACTAACTCTAGGTTAGATGGATGATTGTTTGTTTTTACACCATCAATATGATTTACTTCTAACCCCTTTCGATAGTTCGGTAATATAACTTCAGCTACAAGGGAGTGTACGGCTTTTGGTTTAGCTTTAGATGAATAGTATCCAACTGGGTATAGATAAACCATATAGTAACCATGACTGTTTTTATACTGTTTCAACTCTTGGTTAGTTTCAGTAACTACTATATGGACAGAGTTAGCCTTAAGGATTATGTGATACTTATCATTGATTTTATATTTGGTTTTATAAGGCATCACTAGTCTTCTCTCCCAGTGTATCGTTAGAATAGATCGTCTGTTCACATTTGAGAGCGGAGCGATCGGAAGCGGAAGCGTATTAATTAGAAATCCGTTCTTATGTTAAAGGTACTATATTCAGAGACCCTTGTCAATAGGATTTGAACATCGTTTAATATTTATTTTCTTACAATATCTTACATTTTACTTCTCTCTGATCATTACATGGTATAGACCCACCTCATTACTTAACGTAATTCGGTAAGGGAGTAGTGGACCATTTGATAGATAAGAGCGGGCTGCTACAGTAGTATACTCACAGACCGCTCAAAGTAGTTGACAGTAGTAACGCTTATGGTATTATATAAGTAAGATTAATTTTAAAAGAGACTTTTATGTATGTAAGATTTAATTATTGGACTTCCTTAATATCCATGCTACTAGCTTTTATATTCGGGGCTTTGGCATTAGGGGCAGGTAAGATACTACTAGGGATGCTATTAATCGGGGCTTCTATATTTGTATTTCACTTTGAATTTAGACATGCGCTTGACAACTACCTACGTATGTATTATAATAAAAAATAGGGGGCATGACAAGGGCTCCCTACCTTAGGGCGTCTCGCGGCTAAAGGCGTCAACATGGGCCCACCTTAAAAAAGTGGGCTCTTTTATTTCTTATCACCACAGATGATAATAAGAAATGCCGCTATTATCGATTTTAAAAGAGTTTGCAACTAATGACCAAAAAAGTACTTAAATCCAATTATGTACCGCAGGAATGGCAAGCGGAAATCCACCAGAACCTAAAACGTTTTAACGTACTAGTCGTACCTAGGCAGGCTGGTAAAACTACACTATCTATTAACGAATTATTATTTCAAGCTTTACAATGTGATAGGCGCAGACCTCAGTATGCATACCTTGCACCAGAAAAGGCGCAGGCCAAGAAAATTGCCTGGGGTAACTTTAAAGATTATGCTTCTTTTATTCCTGACATTAAATTTAATGAAGCTGAGCTAAAAATAACATTTACTAATATACACGGACATGAAACAACTATTTATATTGAAGGTGCTGATAATCCTGATCGTTTACGGGGGCTTTATCTTGACGGCATCATTTTAGATGAGATTGCACAAATGCCGGAATCTATTTGGCATAAAGTTCTAGTTCCTACTATCTCTACTAGGGATGGGTGGGTAATATTTATTGGTACACCTAGTGGGCGAAATCTATTCTACCGTTTGTATGTACAAGCTACAGAAGATGATAGTGGTATATGGTATTCTAAGAAATGGGAAGGGTCCGCACTTGTCGAATCGGGACTATCATCTACGTACACTAAAGAGTTTCTAGCTACTCAAAAAGCCTTAATTGATGAGGAAGCCTTTTTGCAAGAATACGAAACCTCATGGGATGCTGCTGTTAAAGGAGCTTATTATGGTAAAACTCTTGCAATGCTACGTAATAATGGTAGCATAGGATTTTATCCCCACAATCCTAGGGTCCCTGTCATAACATCTTGGGACTTAGGTTCTAATGATGCTACTGCAATATGGTTTGCACAACAAGAGGATGGCCTAATTAAAATTATTGACTACTACGAAGAGCAAGGGGCAACCATACAATTTCATACCAACAATATATTAAATAAACCTTACAAGTACGACTACCACATTTTTCCGCACGACGTATATCAAACTCACTGGGGACAAGGGCGGACGCGTATCGATCAGCTTAAAGACGCTTTAGGCGGCAGTAAAATCAAGGTACTACCCAAATTACCAGTAATAGATGGAATAAATGCAGTTAGAGTATTTTTGCAAACATGTAAATTTAATGCTAAAATGGTCGATAAAGGATTAGATGCACTCTTTTTATATCGATCTGATTACAAAGATAACGTAGGTGTATTCCAACAAGTCCCAAAACATGATTGGACCTCGCATGCTGCTGATAGTTTTCGTTATTTAGCCACTGGTATGAAACGATTTAAATCCGACATTATGTTTAATAATGAAATTAACCCTAAGTTTATGCAATATGAGGACTTTAACCCTCTTGACTAATCAAATATCGTGTGGTATTATTAAAGTTTTCCAGTATATGAGGTTTTAACATGGGTTTCGCAACAGCATTATTAGGCGGTTTAGGCGGAGCGGGTGGTTTAGGATCCGCGCTTTCTACAATAGGTAGTTTATTTGGGGCCGTCTCTTCTTTTATGGGTGGGTCTGAAAAAGAAGTATCAATGCCACAAGCAGTAAATGTCGGACCAAGTACTCCAACACCAGATTTACCAGCTAATCCAGCTACAATTTTATCTTCAGACGAAAATCAAGCCATTTCTGATATTGAAAAACGTAGATTAGCAGCCGGTAGAAAAAAAACAAATGCACAATCAACTACACTAGCTGGTGATAATACTGGAAATGGCGCAGTTGAGAGAGTTACATTATTAGGAGGTTAGTATGGGGTTTTTTAGTGGTTTAATGGGTGGCGGAGGCGGTGGTGAACAACAAGTTATTTATCAACCTGCTGCAGCTGCACCAGCTCCATTAGCAGCAGCTTCAATATCAGAAAAAGCATCACCAACACCAGTTGGTGGAGAAGAAGCACTAAAAGCTAAAAGAGCTAAAACGTCGTCATTACTCTCTAGTGACACGGGGTCTACCTTACTTGGAGGGTAAATGGACAAAAATATAATGCGCGCAACAAAGCGCCTAGACAAACTAAAAACTGATAGGAAAAACGTAGAGAACGTTTGGCAAGAAATTGCTGATTATTGTGTAGTGCATTCATCCGATTTTACGTCTACTAGACAAAGTGGTGATAATACAAGATCTAAAGGTACAATTGATATTACTGTAATGCAGGCTATTGATTATCTATCTTCTGCGTTACACTCAGGTCTTACAAACCCATCTATGAAATGGTTTGATCTTAGAATGAAAGATTATAATCTTAATCAGAATCCCGAGCTTAGTCGTTTTTTAGAAAAAGCGCGTGATGATATGTTAGATTGTTTTAATAACTCCGGCTCAGCTTTTCCAGGTCAAAACCATGAAGTAATTCAATCTGTTGTTAGATACGGCCCAGGTTGTTTATTAGTTGAAGATATTCCAGGAAAAGGTATTAGATTTGCAGCTGTACATATTAGCGAGTTATATTTTAGTGAAAATGCATTTAGTCAAATAGATACAGTTTTTAGAGAATTTCAAATGACAGCGCGTCAAATTGAAGAAAGGTGGCCAAAAGAAACTTTACATAACAATATCCAAAAAGCGTGTGATTCAGAGCCAGATAAAAAATTTAAAATTCTACATGTTGTAGAACCAAAAAGTGACGACGTTATGCCTAAAATGAAAGGGCATAATTTTGTTAGTACACATATTGACCTTGAACATAAACAAATTTTATCTACAGGTGGTTACTATGAAAACCCTTATATTATAGCAAGGTTTTCTAAAACAACGACTGAGGATTATGGACGCTCGCCTACATGGCAAGTTTTACCACAAGTTAAGTTGGTAAACAAACTCTTAACATCAATTGTAAAAGCTGCAGAATTTCGAACAGCCCCTCCACTGTTAGTTGCAGATGATGGTGTTATGATGCCTCTCACTGCGAAGCCACATGCAATCATGTACGGCGGGCTATCAATGGACGGTACACCAAGAGTAGCACCTTTAAATGTAGGAGCTGATTTAAATATTGGTAGTGAGTTACTGGCGGGTATCCAAAAAATAATAAGGGATTCATTTTTTATAGATCAATTAGTCTTTAGAGATGGACCTAGTATGACAGCAACAGAGGTTGTACAACGTCAACAGGAAGCCTTAAAACTTTTAGGTCCGGCAATAGGAAGATTACAATCAGAATACCTAACCCCACTAATTAGTAAAGTATTTTCTATATATGCAAGGTCAGGTCGTTTTGGACCAATTCCAGAAGCTTTAAAAAAGAATGAATACGAAATATCGTATATTGGCCCAGTACCAATGTTACAGAAAGCTACCGATATTCAAAAGTTTCAGCAATTTCTGGGGTCAGTAAGTCCGCTATTACAAATTAACCCACAAGTATTAGATAACTTTGATTTTGATACTGCAGCTAGAAAAATAGCAGATAGTTTAAATGTCTGGAAAGATATACTTAGAGACCCACAAGAAGTAGCGGCAATGCGTCAACAAGAGCAACAAGCTCAACAGGCACAAATGGCAATGAATCTAGCTCAGCAAGCTGGACAAATAACTGAAACATTTAATAAGTAGGTAACTATGTTTGGAGGAACAGTGAAAGATATACTTAAAAAATTCTTTGGAATAAGGCCACAGGCAAATTTAGAATTGGCCGAAGCCTATCAAAAAGTCATGAATACACCTGAAGGAGAGAAGGTATTGACAGATCTCTTAAAATTTAGTACAATATTTGATGTTGACTACTCTCAAAAAGACTTATACAACGCAGCTTATAATGAAGGTTTAAGACGAGTTGGATTAAGAATATTAAGTTTTATTAATATTGAAGTAGAAGCATCTCGTAAAACTAAAATCAACCAAGATCAGGATTATAATTAATGGAAGACAATATAAACGTATCACAATCTGTAGAAACTGTAGCAGCTCCAGTAGCTGAATCAGCACCAGTACAGGCAACTGGGTCGGTAGCGCAAGCTCAGCCTATACCATCATTTGTAGATGGTCTAAGTGAAGATTTAAGAGGAGCAAAATCCCTATCAAATTTTAAAGACGTAAATGACCTTGCTAAAAGTTATCTAAATGCACAAGCTCTTATTGGTAAACGTATCCAAGATATGGGCCCAGAAGATTTGGCACACATTAATCATTTACGTGGTGTACCACAATCCCCAGATGCATATTCGTTACCAGCTGAATTACAACCAGAAGCTGTAGATTGGTATCGGAAAGCTGCAATGGAAGCAGGTCTATCTCAAGAACAAGCTAGAAAACTATCTGAAAATTTTATTATGAATAACAGACTAGCAGCTGAAAAGCAACAACAACAAATTCAACTCCAACACACAAACTGGATTAATGATTTAAAACAAGAGTTTGGAAGTGCATTTGATCAACGTATTGATATAGCAAAAAGGGCTGTAGATGCATTTGGTGGACAAGAACTAAAACAACTTTTAAATGAGACAGGTTTAGGAAACAATCCCGTAGTAGTAAAGATGTTTGCAAAAATAGGTGCTAATATTTTAGAAGATCAATTAGTGCGTGCTGATTATGAAAAAACAGCTGGTATGACTCCGGCTGATGCAAAAGCAGTAATGAACAATAAAATGTTAGATCCAGAATTTAGAAGTGCATTGTACTCTGCAACTCACCCAGCGCATGCTGCAGCAGTTTCAGAATATGAAAAATTATATGTGGATCCAAAATTCCTGGTCGTATCATATTTCTTTGTATTACAACTATATTTTTCTCTCACTTTATTCCTGTCTGTATACAAACGCAGTTACAGAGTTGTCATTTAGACTATAGGAAGAGTTGACAATTTATCCACA